CCACTTACAATCCTCAAGGCGGCATTATCGTAGGTGGTAATCTTGGTCCATCCGGTTGGCGCAGCAGTTTGGCCAAAAACAATTATTGTTCCAGGGGCAAAGGGCTGTTGAGCGGTCGCAGTAAGAGTAATACTGCCAGCATCATTGGTGATCGAGATGCCCGAACCAGCAGTCAGCGTGGCGCGCGTGAAGCCAGTGCCATTACCAATATCAACTTGCCCATTCGCTGGAGTCGCTGTCAGCCCTGTGCCGCCATTAGCCACAGCAAGCGTACCAGCAAGCGTAACGGCTCCCTGCGTTGCTGTTGAAGGAGTTAGGCCCGTCGCGCCAGCAGAGAACGATGTGACCGCCGTTGAAGTAAGAGACAGCCGCATCCCAGTCGCAGTACCGTCACAGGATACAATCGTGGTGCCGCTCGGCAGCGTGATGTTCGACCCGCCTGCGGCAGATGCAACAGAAAGCGTAAAGGCGCCGGTTGTGTTGTTGGTGATGGTCCACTGGCCGCCCACGCTGGACGGAATCAAGTACCGCACATTTGCCGTGAGCGTACCGCTGACCACAATCTGAATCGGGCGATACTGCGCGGATGTCAGGGTAACATCGCCCGAAACCGCCGTGGCATTCAGGTTAGTGACACCGCCAAGCGCAGTATCAATCACCGTGAAATCCGCGTTTACCGGCGTATTCCAGCTATCGACGTAATCGTTAAACCCTGGCAGCTCCAGGCTCTTATTGGGCGTGAAAGTGGAGGTCATTTGTCGCTCCCGTCAGATAGCTTTGTTTGCGATGGAAAGCGCCTTGGCTACAGCCTCATCCGGCTGCTCAAGGATACCCTCCGTGGTGGCGTTATGCGCCTTCTTGGCGGCTTCCGCAGCCCTTATCAGCGTGGCAGCCCTGGAAGCATGGTCATTCCGCATCAGACGCCCGCCGGATGCCCGGCCTACACGGCCACCGGCACGGCGGGGATTAACTTCATATTCAAGCTGAGAGGATAAAGGGGCCGCGCCATAAGAAATTGGCGACCTTTGCGATGAACGCTCCAACCCGCGCAAAATTTCTGTGCCACGCTCCCCAGGCATCGTCAGCACATTAGCCAAGCCGCGCGCCGTTTCAGGGCGGTCAAAACCAGAAAACGCCCTTGGAATGCGGTTTAATGGTTCCATCGTGTATTTTTGCAGCAACTGCAAAGCTGGGGTCACAAATGGAATAGGCACATTGCTGGTGTCAAACAATCCGCGTGTTGCTCTGCGCGTACCTTCTTCAGCAATTGAAGCCGCCAATCGGTTTTCGATATTTGCAGGAACAGTTTGTTCAGTGCGACGAAGCCCAGATTCCAATCGCGCAAAATCGCTGATTTTATCTATAGCATCATCACCATAAAGCCGCCGCAACACTTCATTTTGAAGACTTCCTTCTGCACCAGCCGTGCGGCTTAAATTCCGCAATTCATCAGCATTCCGGCCAAGCTCCATGCGAACCGAATTGCGCGCACCAAGCTTGAATGCATCTGTGGTTGCGGGATTGCTCAACCAAGCATCCGCAAGCTCTGGCACCATATCTCTGGAGAAAAGCTTTTGCCCAGCTTCAAATGCTTCTTTGGTTCCATAGAAATCCCGGTATCCGCCCATAATACGGGCATACTCTGGGTCTTGTTTTAGAATATTGGAAAGCTCGGTGCGGATTTCGCGGGAAGCAAAATCACGAGATGGCCGGGGCGCCAAAGATGCGGTTTGCCCAGAGGTGGTTATGTAATTACCGCCAAACCTGATCAGATCATCAATTTCATCTAGGACCATTTGTAGTTTTCTTGGATTAGATACAGTAGTCTGTAAATTGGTTTGTGGGTCCAATGTTTCCTGAAGAAGAGAGCGCATGCGATCATAAAATGGATGAGCAGAAGAATTCTCAGCCAATGACGCCTTGATGGTATCAATCTTTTGAATAACTGGCGCCACATCCATTGATCCTGCGTTTGACAAAGCAGCAGTCAAATCCTGGCTCAATTGTTTTTTGTCTCTGCTCATATCCTGCACAAAAGTGCGGGTTGTCCTATCTAATGGCCCAAAAGATTCATCAACAGCAGCGCCGACACGAGCTTGCCGCGCTATTGCCCTATTAGTCAAAGAGGTGCTGACGCCTTCAAGAAAATCCTGACCGGAACGAGAGGTCGCCCCGTATTGCTGCGCTATTTGCGCCCCAATCGGGCGATCAACCAACGTTTCTTCGGAAGATAAATCATCCCCTAAGCGAAAACGCCTATTCATGGTTTCAAGATATCTGCGGGTGGCCGGATCAATTTGGTTATAAGCTGGGGTGCTTGGGCGCCTTTGTAACGCCTGAAACGCTCCACTAAGGCCACCTTCAATTAATGCTGGCGTCAATGCAAATTCTTCTTCAGAGCCAGCGGCGCGAGAGCTTACTTGCCGCCCCACATTTGCCCCGGCACCCGCAAAAGCCTGCCCAGCAATCTGTAATGCCCGAGGTGCAATTTTTGTCATAGCCCCAACAACAGGGCCAGCCGCAAGAGATGGCGCGGTTGATACTGCACCATATAGCAAATCTTGAGCGTTGATCCGGTCAGGACGAGCAACATGATAACGCTGCCCTTCATATTCAACTAATGGATTGCCATAGATATCTGTCGTTGATGTGGCGCCGGGAAGTGCCTTTTGAACAATTTTTTCTCGCCCCTCAGATGTCATAGCAAAAGGAAGCCCAAAGAAAAGGCTTGCGTTGCGTGGGTCTAAAGCCCCCGGAAGATCAGCAAGTGTTGGCAAATCTTCAAACTTAGGCGGCTCCGGGCGCGTAGCCTGAACACCCCTAGCCCGCGCTGCTTGCCGGGCAATGTTGGGATTGGTGACAACCTGATCAAAGGCACCCTCGCCACCGGCATACGGCTCCTGCTGGATGGTGCCTGGAACAGGCTCAGATGGCGCCCCAGGCATCCCAAAAGGGGATTCTGAATACTGCGGAGCCATGGGACGGCCCCATTGTCCAACAGGCGGGGGGCGCTCGGTCGTTTTCGGTTGAACCACAGCAGGACGCCTTTCAGGTGGTTTTGCTGTAGACCAATCAAATGTTTCTGGTGCCGATGGAAGCACCCCAGAGCGAGGCGTAGGGGGGGACGCAGAAGACCAATCGAAATCGTCAGCCATACCTACCTCCTATCGGCCATAGAAGTAGCGCAATAACCGTGCGCCACCTTCATTGGCAAAATGTTGGTTCATGTAGTCAATCATCTGCCGAGATGGGCGCCCCTGACTTTCGACAATTCGGTCAATAAGCGGCTTGCCGTTAACAGTTGTACCGAGAATTCTTTCAATCCCCGCTTTTTCTTTCACAAATTGCGCACCATAAAGACGTTCAAACTCTCTTTCAGCTTGAGGGCCAGTAAGGCGCAATTCATTTTCATTTATACCCACAGCATTTTCGCGCGGCTCTGTGACATAGTTGCGCCAAAGGTTTAGATAGTTATCAAAATCAATTGAGCGCTGTTCAGCAGAAAAATTGGTAGCTAAGATTTTTTCCACAGACTGCCTAGACATTCTTGTGTTTGGGGTAGCACTAAGAATTTGTTCTAACTCTCGGTAAGCCCTACCACCAGATTCACCTTGTTGCCGCAAAGCATTTTGAATTGCCTCTTTATCCAAGGCTTCCAAGCGCGCTAACCGATCAGCGTTAAACTGCAATGTTTGGCCTGGATTGCGCGGGTCAGGCACATTGAATGTATTTAATGTGCTATTAACCCAAGCAAGTATTGGCGTAACAAATTGAGTTGTCCTGCCAAGTGACCCCCAATCTGTATCAGGCAATGCCATAAACTCTTTTGCCAGATTAACGCGATCAGACAATGAAGCGGAAGCTGATGCCGCCCTCGCCCGGCCAGGATTGAACACATCTCGTGTACGTTCAGCCACAGCAGGCAATTCATTTGGAGAATATTGCCTTGTACGAGAAGCTTCACGATCCGCCAAGTTGCGCGTTTCTTCGGTCAATGCAGGGATAAGCGTGATATCACCCTCAACAGACCGCGTGGTGGGAACATTAGAAGGCGGCACAGCGGCAGCATTTTGCCTACCGTCTGGTGAAGGGGGTGGCCCTACACGATCAGCACCATCTGGGGGCGCTGTTGTAGACGCAGGAGGGCGCGCCCCACCCGGAGACGGCTCACCACGCCCCGGCGGCGTCGAAAACTGCCTTCTTTCATCTTCAGAATAAGGCACAGCATACATGGAGTATGTGCTTGGATTGCGCCAAAACTCTTCGCGCGGAATAAGAATAAACCGGCCATTACGGAAAATACGAACCGTACGCCGATCTGGAGATTCCGCAGATGCGGCAATGCGCGCGTAAATCTCTTGGCTTTGCGCCGCCGTACGGCCAGTTTCGGAAGCAATCTTCTTGGTTTCTTCAGCAACCTTGAGGCGCTGACCTTCAAGGCCGATATTCTGCTGCGCAGCTTGCCCGGCGCCCATTAAACCCTGAAGAACGGCAGAACCAAGATAACGGCTTGGGGACGAAGCCATTGTGCCAAGGCCGGTCACAAGCGGCATGATCCAAGACTCATTGCGGCCAAACCAATCTTTTTCTTTCGGGGTGACTGGCTGACCGCCCAAGCCAGTAGCGGCTTCCGCTTGTGCGTTAGGAGGCGCCACACTAGTTGCCAGTGCGGCTTCCGCTTGTGCGTTAGGAGGCGCCACACCAGTTGCCTGCGCCCGAGCCCCAGTCAAATGTGCTGCAAATTGCGCAGAAGTCATGGTTGGATCGCCACGGTTCTGAGCAAGAACCGTCATGGCCTGATCACGGTTACCATAGACATCTGTCAAAACATCAACAGCGTTGCGTTCTGGATTGCTTAAAAGCGCTGTCGCTCCTGTCGCACCCTGCATATGAGCAAGGGCAAGATTTTCGCGCGTAAGTTCAAAGCCAGCGCGCTGCAAAACTGGCGCATTTTCCCGCGCAAGCCTATCCGCAAAAACGGTTGAAACTACTGGATTAGTGCGTTCAGCAAGAATTTCAGCCTCGGACTTTCCTTCAAAACGAGGATCGTTTCGTGCCATATCCAAGAAAGTTCGGGCCGTAAATTGATGCCGCCCAACGGGACCGCCACGTTCTGGCGGGAACGCTTGATTAGTGGCATCAGGACGGCCACTACTTTCACGACCGGAAAGGTAATCCAAATATCCTTCAGGCAAAGTAAGCCCGGTTTCTGAAGCAGTAACCTCGCCACCCGGCTGATAACCCTTACGCGGCGCAAGCCCAACAGCATCAGGGTGACGCTTTTCCACTTCCTGAGCCATGAGGCCGATTTGCGTCTTGTCGTCGCCTTTGAGATTATACCGGTAGACCTTTTGCCCATCAAACAGCTTACCAATGGGCTCAATGTTGTCCTTCAACCGGCGGTCAGAAGCGGCATATATGGATGCAATAGTTGAAGCCATCTGCATGGCCGTTTTTGCATCTTCAGCGCCCTGATCTTTCATTGGGCCAGTGGATGCAGTTTGCAGCTTTGCCGCATCCATCGGCTTTGAAACATCCTCTGGCACATGCTCATCTTCAGCTTGGCTGTAAGGCAGACCACCCATGGCCAAACCAGGGCGAATGGCGCCACCGCGAGCTACCCCAGGGGCAGGCTCTGGGACAGGCGGTTCCCCCGCAAAACCTCTATTTCCAGTGTAGGATTCAAAATAATCCCTCGCAGTCCTGGGTTGTGCGGCAGGAGCGTTAGGAAGCTGCGGACCATAAGTAGCAGCAGCATATTCAGGAGAAATGCTGGTCTGCTCTTTGATCGCCTCTAAACCACCTTTCGCACCTTGATAAATTTTACCAATATTTTCAGCGCGTCTTACAGTAGATTCAATTCCTTCCATAGCGCTAACAGGGCGAGGACCAACATTTTCAGCGCGCATCAATCCCCGGCTGCCAGGCTGCATCAGGGTAGAACCATAAGGCCCAGCCTTCCCCATGCCAGAGCCATACATCCCAGCCTTGCCATAGGGATACATGCCCTGGTGAGAATTCACCAACGCATTAATCTGCGCCAGAACATCATCACCGCCAGGCGCGCCGCCAGCAGCAAAACCAGCGCCCGCATCCTCGCGGAACACGCTGCCACCCATGGAATTTCCATCCCACGGGCTCAGGCCGCCACCATAGGCTTTAGGAGCCCGCGCAGCGGCCTCATCGGTCGCGGCGTCATAGTCAACCGTCTTGTAGCCACCAGCCAGCCCCACGGCCTCTGGATGCTTCTTCTCAACGTCCTGCGCCACAAGGCCGATCCGAGTGCCGGGCTCGCCCTTGTACTTAAACCGCACAATCTTTTGACCATCAAAGGTCTTACCAATCGGCTCCACATCTTCCTTCAGCCGCTCATCCGAGAAGAACGACGAAGGCTGCTGAGTGGTCGTGGTCGATCCAGACAGCGCGCCCGTACCCATGGCGATGTTCGCCAGGAACTGCGCCACCTGGAACGGGTAGCCCTGCTGCTGCAAGAACTGGTTGTACTGCGCCTGATTGTTGGCCTGCTGCGTCTGCTGCTCCACAGTACCGGCAGCAAGCTGCGCCTGACCGCCCTGCAAACCTGCCTGCTGCGCGCCAGTGCCAAGCCCGGCAAGGCCCTGACTGACACCAGCCCCAATGTTATACAGCCCCTGCCCAAGCGCCTGCTGCGTCTGGGCAGACTGGGCGCCCTGGCCAAATACCTGCGCACCCAGTGCCGCTTGCTGTTGAGCAGCCTGAGAACCCTGGCCAAAGGCCTGCTGGCCAATACCGAGGAATTGATTGGCCGCCTGCTGCTGCGCCTGCCGATTGGACTGCTCGGTCTGCAAAGCCACGCCCTGCTGCTGCTGGGCCGCGCCAAGCGCCTGCCCATAGCCCTGCTGGTAGATATTTCCCATTGCCTGACCAGTGGCAAGGTTTTGTTGCTGCGCCAGGACCGCCTGGGCAATTTTCCCGCGATCACCGCCGAAGGCGCCAGATCGAACCTGATCGCCCACGATCTTTTGCTGCTCTTGCTGCTGCTGCTGCCGCAATGCCTGATAGGTCGGCTGCGCCACAGATTCGGTGTAAGGCGACATATAGGCGCCGACATTCAAGCCGCCTGGCGCAATCTGCCGCGCACCAGCAAGACCAAAACCCGTGGCCATGTCCTGATAAGGCTGCGCGGCAGCCTGGGCGCCGGAAATGTTCTGAGCCGCCGCAGTCTGCAATGGCGCCGCCGCTGCCTGACCACCGTAGAGAGCCTCTGTGGCCCCCTGATAATAAGGCTGCGCCTGCGCCGCGCCGCCAAGCAGTGAGGTGCTAGCAGCCTGATAATAAGGCTGCGCGGCGCCAGCGGCTTGGCTGACATTGGAAATGCCAGCCTGCTGCGTTTGGGTAAGAGGAGCAACAAACTCACCACCATACGAGGTAAAGCCTTGCTGGGCGACATCCTCCGCGCGAGCATTTACCGCGTTATACCGGGCCAAAACCTCTGGCGGTATAGATACCGAGGAAGTGCTTGTACTGCTCTTACCGCCGCCGCTCATGATGCCTCTTTCCATCCCCCTGTTTGGGCTTGATACAGGAAGTACACCCCCGAAGGCGAGCCAAATTGACGTTCATACATACGGATTTTGGCCGCAGTACGGTCATTACTTAGCACACCGATCATCAGGGGCAAACCCATTTTATCAGACGTTTCCTTGGCAAACTTACACAGCTTGGCAGCTCTGCCACCTTTTGCGCTGCGAAAATCGGGGTGGACGAAGATCGCCCGCTCCTCAAGAACGGGATTGTCCGAATACCAGACATTCCCCACCCGCAGCAAAATGGCCGCTTCGGGCTTTTCGCTCACTTTCCCAATGATCCCCACAATGCCAGATTGCAGGGTCAAAGCCGGGTAAATCTCATTCAAAAGCTTGACCGGGTTTGGGTTCACAAACCCGTTCTCATCACAAGCAAGCATCGCCAATTCCATGAGATCATGGACATCAGCAGGCGTGGCAATTCGGACCTTAATATCTTCTGACATCAGCTTTTCAATCTTTCTTTGGCCCCGGCAGAGCCTGGAGGGTCTTAATGGTCTTCTGCCGGTATTGTTTCACGAATTCATCCAGCATCCGATGCCCGTCCTCCATCGAGCCACCGCCCAAGTGAATCACATCTTGCGGGCTAATGATGTATTCACCACCCGCGACAACCACAGGAACCGTCTCAGTGTCGGCAAAAACCGGGTTCTTGTGGGGCTCACGATCCCCCTCTGGATCGCGAAAAATACGGTCTGAAACCTTAAAGCCAGCCATGGAATTGCCTTCACCCATGGCCGAAATGATGTCCGCCGGGATCACATAGGAGCCAGAAGCCACATGCACCGGCAAATGGTCAGTGCGCCCGGCCACCGCGCTGTGGATAGGCCCCACATGGATTTTCTCGGGCTGCGGGTTCGCCACGCCCAGGCGCATACCACCTTCAGCGGCCTTCTTGCGGGCGATGTTCAGCGCCGCCGCAACAGCCTGATCACGCGGATGCCCGGCATGGATCATCTCACGGATGTTTTTGGATATTACTTTCTTGCCTTTGCCTTTTAAAAGTGGCATTATACCATCCTTCCTTTAAAGGCACCGCTATGCAGAATTGCATCATATGCGAAACACCTTTTCCTCTTAAATATTTGAGAAAAGGTGTAAAACAATTGTGTTGCTCGAGAAGTTGCTCTTACAAACACAGAGGAGAAAAAGAAATAATTTGTAAAACGTGCAAAAACCCTTTTAGAGCCCACGGTCTTAGACAAAATCAAGAATATTGTTCTTTGGCATGCATTCAACGTGAACCATGTCAAGAATGCGGAATTATAATAACGGGTCGGGCGAAATTTCAAGGCGGAATAAAAAAGTTTTGCACTAGAAATTGTGCGGCAAAATTTAGAAGCGCTGAAGGTAGATTTAATTATGTAGCAAAAGGATTTGCTGAATCTATAAAAAAACACGGACTGATAAAATGCGACTTGTGCGGTCAAGAAAATATAAATTTTCTTATTGTACATCACAAAGACAACAACAGAAAAAACAATAAATCCAATAATTTGCAAACTTTGTGTGCTAACTGCCATCATGACATCCATTTCACTAATTCGCACAACAGGCAAAAAAACATTGAGAGCGCAATGTATATTGCAAAGAAAAATTTTAAATAATTCCAATGGCATCTTATGCCCCCACCGAATAGGTGACGTTCATCTCTTGCCCCGTGCCAACAACGATCACCAAGCCGGTGTTGAACAGCAGGTTCATCGGGTAAACCCCAACCGTATTGGTCACAGCCGCCAGCATATTGGTGGATGAAGCGCCCGCAACCGTCAAAGAGTTATGAATAGCCCCGGCACTAGACCCAGCTACTGTCACCGAAACATTGATCAGCCGCCCAGAGCCTGTAAGCACCAGAGTGTCAGCAGAAGCGGTTGCAGAAGTATTGGACCCATAAATGCGCTGAAGCGTCTGGTTCAGCGTATTGACGGCAATAACGCCGTTCTTCTGGATCGTTGCGATATCGTCCAAACTAGCCATCAGAATTTCCCATCAGGGGCAAAGCGGTAGCGCATCGCGCCCATGCGCCAGAACGAATCAATGTCGTTGCTCTCAATTTTGATCGAAACTAGGCGCCCACGAAAGCGCGGCGCAATATACTGCGTGGTTTTGACGACATCATAAGGCCCATAAACCTCTGGCGTGTCACCAGGGTAATTCACCACATAGAATGTCAAAAGCAGATTGGCGTCCTGCACACCTTCATAATAACCCCACTTCGCATCCGGCCAAAACTGATCAATGTAAGTCAAAACATCGCCATCAGAGAGCGTAAAATAGCCGGTTTGAAAATAGGATGTCATGGGAAAGCCATCATCATTCTGAGAAGTCTCATGCTGATAGATCAAACCCTGCGGCGTTGCCCCAATAGGCGGGCCAAGTACCGATTGATTAATCCAAGCCGTGCGCGAGAGCGTTCCAAAATCCCACTGGTTCAAGCCAACATTGTATTTCGCATATGCGTTGATTTCGCCGCCATTGCTCATGGTGGGATAAAACCAAGAGACCTCATTAAATCGTGAATTTACCGCAATCCTAATCTTATCGAGATTGGTCGCGTCCAGATCTTGAAAGATCACATCCCAGATCGGGCATTGAATGCCCTGCACACCGCCATTGGAATACATAAAGAACTGGCTCTGCGACATCCAATAAGTGACGCCATTCAAAGACGCGGCAGCCTTGGGCGCAATTAAGCCGCAACCATTGCCAATCTCATTGAACGAGTAAACATACGGAGCGCCGACATACTGCATGGCCCAGAGCGCCAGGTCGGTCCAAATAAGCCCCTGCTGTGGCCCCTGAATACAGCCAACAATTTTAGACCCCTTGGGAATGCGGTATGAGCCAGCCTGATTGGTCGGCAGCGCAATCCATTGCTGGTAGTCTTCAATTTCGCACCAGCGGATCAACAACTGATCTTGGACACCATTAAAGGTTGATCCCCATGCAATAATCTGGCGCTGCGGCATCGCAACAAAGACGCCTGCATTTGCTACCGGAGCTTCAGGGATTACATTCAAGGTTGGCGAATTGACCTGGGGCGACCATTGATAAATAGGCCCGCCAAGTGGGGTTGAAACAGCAGGGCCAAAAGTCACGCCATTTGGACAAGCAATCAAAGTATCCCCAAAATTGTCGAGCGTCCAATCTGTGGCAACCAATTCATCGCCCGTAGCAGGAATAATAACAACACCAGAACCATAGCCGCCTGTGCCATAGCCACCTACGCCATAGCCGGTGCCAGACACTAAAGAGCCAAACGCATAATAATAATCGTAGGCAGCGTCACCACCGTTTATGAATGCGCTTGTGGTGGAGGTCGCTTGCTGCGGCGCATTAATGGTGAATTCATTGGCATTGATAATGCTTGTGACAATGTAATTGCCAAATATAGTCACACCGCCAAGAGTGGTTGACACAAGAATTGGGTAAGTGTCGCCAACAAAATAGCCGTGATCGTTCAATGTAACCGTAACCACCGAAGAACCATTGGTCACATCAAACTCGGCAACAGCGCCGCCGTTCGCAACAGCCGTAATAGGTATCAATGGATTGCCCAAAGTATCAATTAAGAAAATCTCATAACTATTGGCGGAGACTTGATAGGTTCTGAAAAAACCAAAAATAATAATGCCGCCAACCGAAATGTGCGTAAGAACAAAAACAGAATTATAGTCAGTGATATTACTGGCTGTGTCTTCAATTATAACGCCATTTGATGTCGTTGTGGTGGTAACATCTACCGCAACATCATGCCGCTCAACTTGAGGCACGAGGTTTCTAGCCGTGCCATTGTTGATGACATAAATTGGGGCTCCAGGCGGTGGAGATGCAGGAGCTTCGCAGCCAACCGCCAGATACTGCTGACCATTGTTGTCCTGCCAAGCCAGCATAGCCCTAGGCGTGGCAGCCAAGGCATCGGGATAATATCGCGTCCAACCGCCAAGCTTTTGAGGCAACCCCACGCCCTGCCGATCCTGCACAAAACGAATGAGCTGGCTTTCAGACAGCGCAGCCTCGTTCAAAGCCGGTGTCCGGTTTTGATCAACCCCAGGGATCAGCTTGAGCGTGGCGTGAGGCATACCTTATCCCCTGGTCGGGGTGGCCACTGGGGAAGGCGACATAGAAGTCCAGCCAGCCGACTGGAACTTCTTCCGCGCCTCTTCAACCATCGCGCCCTTCAGCAAGGTCTGGTACTGCGTCTCATAGTTGACCGGCATCTGCGGATCATTAGCAGCCGCCGAAATGAAGTTGCGCTGGAAGGCGCTGATGTAGATCATGGAAGCCATGATCAACAGGTCGGGCAAATAGAGCGACACAAAGGTTGAAGTGTTGGACGCAGAGAGCGAATCCGGGCGGAATGTGCCGACCACCTCCACCGTGAAAACGCCGCTTGGCCACGGCCCAAGGATGATCGTGTTCTGATCAAACATGGCAAAATAGGAAGGCACCCCAGCAGATGCGTTGCTGGGATAGACGTAATTGATCCACTCTTTGGTGGCCGGCAAAAGCGGCACCCGAGTGCCATTGTTGGGGATAGTCGTGCCGGCAGGGGTAATCACGTTCACTTCCTGCACCGTAACGAAATCGGCAATTGGAAATGTGACCGTCCTGCCATTCGCCGAGGTGGTATAGCTGCTGATCGCCGTAACAGTCGTAAGCAGATCGAGATCGCGGTAAATCCGGTTCTCCGCATAGGTGATCATCTGCGGAAGGATTTCCACAAAATTCAGGTCGTCAGAAGGCACAACCGCAAGGGTTGCGACTTCACTGACATACTGGCTGTACGTTAGCCCTGTGGTCATGGCCTAACCCCTTCAGAAACATAAACTCAGGGGGTTGAAATCACATTTATTTCCGCTTGTCGTAGATCGACCACGCCGTACCGCCAAGGGCAACAGTAGCACCCACAGCCGTATTGAGAGTGTCGGCATCAATTTGCCCCTTGGCGACGAAAACGCCACCAATCAGGGTCAGAAGGTGCCGCGCCAAACCGAGCCACATATCACGGGTCATGATCTTCTCCTTCACATATGAATTTCACATTCGCCTGTAGTCTAGTGTCTTCCGGGGAATGTTCCAAGGCAATTTTTGCCTGTTCCCTGGCAACATCCTTCAGCCCCATGCGCCACGCCGAAATGGCCGCCAGATCATGCGCCCAGTAACCCCAGACGGCAGGATCGCAGGTATAGACCAGTTGCTTGTCCTTGATCGCCAAAGCCCGCATGGAGGCCGCATAGCAGTCCGGCCATCGGTGCTGCCGGTAATACAGCATTGCCAGTTCACACCACGGCTCACGGGTTCCTGGCGCCTCGCTGGCGGCAAGCTGGTAGAACTTCTCGGATTGAACCTCATCGCCAAGCTCGCCATGCGCCTTCCCAAGCAGCCGGTAAGCATAGCACCGTTCATTTGGCCAATTGGCATGAGGCAAATCCAGGTATCGGTGCAATTCCTTGATAGCATCATGCCAGCGGTAATTGAATGTCAGCTCGCGGGCGTAATAGAAGGCATTGCGCGGGCAGTGCGGATCTTCCTTGACCGACAAAGCCAGCAAATCTAGGTACTGCCCCCGGCTTTTTGTGGGGTCTGGATGGTGGCTGACCAAGAGCATGTCGGTTTCAGCCCAGTTTTCCACGATCCGGCCATCAGCAACCGGGTATTCGTGGCAGGGATGGTGCCAAAAGTACCCCTTCCGAGCATGGATTTTCTCATATTTGAACCGGATGCCTGCACCCCAGTCGAAGAAATAGCGCAACCGGGTGGTGCGGGGCGTCCAAACCCGCTCAATCTCTTCCCGCCAGCCCGGTTCCAGCCTCTCATCCAGATCCAGGCTCACACAGACATCAATATCGCGCGGGATCATGGCCAAGGCGGCATTCCTGGCATGATCAAACCGCCATGGATTGATGTAAATGCTGGTTACAAAGGCGCCGCACCGTTGCGCTTCTTCCACCGTGCCATCATCACTGCCGGTGTCGGCAATTAGGATGCAGTCAGCACCCTGGGCAGACTGGCAAAACCGCTCAACAAACTGCTTTTCGTTTTTGCTGATGGCATAGACCGCAATTCGCAGCCTGATTTCATGCTTGGAATAGACATAGACGCCGATTTCCTGATCAATGTCAGACCAAGTGGGGGCGCCAAATGCTTGCCTTACCTGGGCGTCAGTCCAATCATCCACCACATGGGCCTCATGCGGGTTTCCATCATACTCGCCCTGCGGGTAATGCCCAATCGGGATGCTGATCACCACCGTGTCAGCCCACTGCTTGGCCCTTTCTACCAGCTCAACGGCCTGATCTGCCGCCATATGCTCCAGCACATCGCCAAGGAAGCACACATCGAAATGCTCATCTGTGTGCCATTCACAGACATCAGCAATTTGCAGGCTTGGGTAGAGGTCTTTTAGGCCGAATTTCTCGACATACGGCTCCCAAATTTCCACCCCAGTCCACTGAAGCTTAGGGAACATCTTGGCATATGTGCCCTGGCCGCATCCAATATCCAATCCTGTTCTAGGGACCGGAATGCGCGATAGCGCCCAGGCTATGCTGGCTTTGCCAGCATCTGAACTGAATGGCATTTTTCCCCTCTTTCATGCCAAAAAGTCATTTATCGGCTTTGAGATCAAGCTTATTAAAAATTTGCTTCAAGAAACACTTTATCTCAACGATATCCTGCCTGTAATCATCCTTGCTGACATACTCAATATGCAGCTCACGTTCAATTTCTTTCATGTCTTTTTGAAGCGCTTTCACGCTTTCCCAAATCACCTTGAGCATCCAGCCGATTGCGGTCCCGGCAACGCCCAAGATGATGTTGTAGAGGTCTTGGCTCATGGCTGCGCCTTTCTCATCTAAATTCATCAGAAGAACATGAAGAAGTTGCCGACGGTCGGCGATGCGGTAAATATCCAGCCCGAGTTGTTGCCGCCATCAGTGCTGTTGGCGCCAGCGTACCATGTCGCGCCGCCCGCGGCGGTGCTGCGGCTGATCGAGAGGTAGTCGCCGCTGACCGTGCCGCTGGCCTTAGACAGTGTGTGCGAGGCTGCCGTGATGCTGCCTATGGTGACTAGGTTGCCCGCCGTGCCGCTTACGTTCCAATTCGTGATGGTCGTGGTGGTGCCAGCGGTAAACAGGAAGGATGTCGGCTGTACGGTATTCGACAGGCCGCCGAGCGTGTTGCTGCCGGTGACGGTGATCGCGCCGGCGCCGCCGTTGTTCAGTGTTATCCCGCCGTAGTTAGCCCCGCCGCCCTGGAATGGCTTGCTGGCCGCGTTCGTCATCGAGATAGTGCCAGTCCCCGTAATAGTGAGGGCTGTTGCTGTGGCCGTTGTCCAGCCAGTGCCGGTCCCCGATATGACAAAGGTTCCGCCGTCGAATATCAAAGATCGGGTGCTGGTCCCGGAGCCGCTAAAGGCAGTGCAGGTGGCCGTAAAACCATTGAGGTCGATATTTCCAGAAGTGAGAGTAATGCCCTGTGTCGAGGTTAGGGAATCTAGCAGAGCGAAAGTCCCGGTTGTCGATTGAACGACAATAGGAAAAGGTATCGTTTTCCCGGCGCTGGTGAGGGTCATCGTGCCGCGACCGAGGAACGTCTGGCTGTTGGCGCCTGAAAGAATAACGCCCGAGCCAAAAGAAATAGAGCCGTAATTTTCGTTAACCGCAAAAACTATAGTAATCGCGGTGGTGCGGGTAGAAGAATCAATGGCAGAAATGTTGAAAATGCCTGTATTTAGGCTACCCGTTAGGGGGGTG